AATTTAGTTCTTCATAAATTTCCTTATACATGGATAACTCCTTTTGTTCAAAAACAGACTAAATTAAAATTTAATTTAGTTAGTGAAAAATATCTTTAATATCTTTTTCTTCTGTTTTACTTTTTGTATTTTTATTTATTTTTTCTTTTTCTTTGCTCATGGCTGCAGATAATGTTGGATTATCTTCTATGCCTTGCATATCTTCAGGAGATTCTAAATCATCTTCTGAATCCACCATGCCATTAACAGTTAAATCATTTTGTTCATCCAATGCATAGTCTATTTCTAATGATTCTCTTAGTGCTGGTACTGATTCTGTCATACTTTCCCACAGTCTCATGAAAGATTCACCATTAGTTTTTATAGGCAAGTTAGGTGATCCTGCTATTACATCTAGTACACCAGCTACATTACCCATTGTTTCAGCAGTAAGCATCATTTGTTCCATATCTAGTCTATTATCTATATTTGTTATAGACTGGAATTTTACTTCTATACAATTTCTATCTATTTCTCTCTCTATAAATATATTACCTTTAGCATCTTTTTTTGAATATTTATATTGTAAATGTTTGTAAATAAAATCTCCAATACCTCTAGATAATGATTGTTGTATTCCTGAAAGCATTCTAGAATATCTAGGGTTCATAGATATATTTTCTTCTTTTTTACCTTTTAAAGTAGTTGTAGATAAATATCCCTCTGGCATACCCATAGCTTTTTCTATTGTTTTAGTTATGTTATTTAATTTTTCTGTTAGGTTATTTTCAGTTTTATCTACTATTATTTGTTTCATTGAGTTAGTTCCTTCTTCAATAGAATATGGAACTAATTGTATTCTACCAATTTCTTTTGCAATAGCTTTTGCATCTATATTTTCTAAATTATTAAGTATGTTATTTCTAGTACTATTCAATGCTATAGAATATTGTTGTAATTGTCTAGTAATTTCAGTCATGTCAGAATTAGGAGAAACTCCTACTCCCAATATAGTAGGTGCTAGTGCTTTAGTAATTTCTACACCAGTACTTACATATTCTAATGCATTATATTGTATTATTAAATCTACTACGGAAGACAATAATGGCAAGGCACACATTATTTTTTCAGGTAATTCGTAGTCAGTATCTAAATCATATGCTATCTCTATAGGTACTTGTTCTGGATTAACTACAAAGTGAGATATTTTACTAGGGTCTATATACTGCTCTGGAGTTACTTCATTATTTCTAGTTTTAAATTTAATAAAACCTATAGGGCTTAAATTTTTATAAATAGCAATATGTTTTTTTACATTAATATCATTTGATATTTCTGTTATACCTTCTCCTACTTCGCATTTAGTTGATAAAAATATTTCTCCATAATTCATGCCATCATTAATTAAGCATACTTTAAAAATTTCTAAGAAATATGTCTTTCTTAAAAGAGCTTCTATATCTTTATTAAATAATTTATAAAGTTCCTTATCATATGTTCTATACTGTATATTTACAAATCTTCTATCACATAAAGCGTGGAAACAATCTCCTACAATTGAATTTTTTATAGAAGTTGCTAAATGGTGTCCTTTTATTACGTCCACCCTATCAAATAAAAAATCTCTTGTATTTTTTACAGCTTCAGTTTGTTGATTTACTTGATTTTGAGGATCTACCCCAAAGTAATTCTGACCACCTATAGAAGTATCTCTAGCTGTAAAACCTTGTAACTGCCTATACATAGGATCGTTGTATGCTGTAGAACTTAATGAAGACTCATGAATAAAGTCTGATAATGCATCTATGAACCCGCCCATAATAATTCCTTATATTAATTATCTTACTTAAAATTTAATTAAAGTTAACTTTTAACACTAATAACCTAATCCCAATCTATTATTTGTACTATTATTACTATTATAGTCCTGATTTATTATATCTATGTTTTCTGGAATAACACCTGAATTTATATTTTTTAGCATATCAGTTAAATTATATATTCTATTAGATTGTAAGTTAGTTTGTGATGCTATAATACTATCCATCAAATCACTGGAAGTTTTAAAGCCATGCTTATCTAGCATACAAGTATATAAAGACCCTGCTAAAGAGTCACTTAAATCATCTGTACAGCCCTTACTTTTTCCTATCTTATCATCGTATTCTCTTAAACCACCTAGCTCTCTAATTAAAAGAGGGTTTCTATAACCTATTAAAGATTCAGTTAAAATAGTAGTTTTTAAATTGTAATAAGGGTCTTTTGTAACCTCAACAGAAAGGTATTTTGAATCTACACCATTACTTTTAATATGCTGTCTTGCTAGTACACCTTGATGAGAGTCAGTAGTAATTATTTTTATAGGGTATCCTAATTTCCTTATATCATATAGAAATTGAAATACTTTTATAATATCTACTTCACATCCTGAAGAGGCTACTATACCTAAACAAAAGTCTATGTAGTACATACGTTTATTAATTTCTATTCCATCTTCGGATCTAAATTTAACTATATCTGAATAAACACTGGTTAAACCAAATCTATCTTTTTTAGAAGCTATATCAAGATGCACATATCTAAAACAATTTTTATTATTACAATTTTTAAAGTAATCTTTATTTAGTAAATAATCTTCAAAATTAAATTGTTTACCTTCCATAAAATTTATAGTTAAAATATCTTTTGAAAAAATATTATTATCTTTTTTAAATATTTTTTCAAATATACCTACAGAGCTAAATAAAGCAGAATCTGAAGACGTTCTTCTACCGGCTATGTTTCTTATAGCATGAACAGTATGTTCTTTAAACCAATTTACATAATCTTCTTCTCCCTTAGCATTCGTATAAGGAATGTGTAAAACTGTTCCAGATTCATACTTAGTAAAATCTATACCTTCTTCTAATATTAGACCATGTACATAACTGTCTCTATCTACAGTATCATCTAATATTTGTGGATCTTTTGTATCTGAGCCTAAATAAAAATCAAAAGTATCTTCCAATATTTCATTTCTAGCAACCCATCTAGAAATATTATCTAATATTTTTACACCTTTTATATTATTTTTATTAACTTGATAAATTCTTTCATTAATAACATCATTATCTTCTGTTGGAGAAGACACCATCCATAGTATACCACTCATTGCAGGAGCTTTTGATAATGTTCCAGATTTTCTATCTATAACTTCGTCCCACATTTTTATTCTTTTTTCTACAAAATCAGCTTCAGCAGCATTCTTAGGTTTTATGTTAGCTTCGTCTGTTACACAACAAAATAAATCTCCACCAGTAATTCTACTTTCATTAGAACCAGCAGATAATATAATGTTATCTGTTATGTGGGTACCACCTTTTGTAATATTACTCATAGAAAGGTCTTTAGTTACCCTATCTTTAAAGAAAGGTGATATAGTTAATCCATTCTCAATATCTTTTACATATTTTTTAATGTTATCTTCACTGAAAGAAAGTAAACCAAAAACTAATCTACCTGTACTTTTCCCTAGATAATATCCAGCAGGGTCTACCATGCACAACAATTTGTATATTTCATATAACATAGATATAGCTGATGATGTAGATTTACCAGAACGAGTTGCAGCTGAAATTATAATTTCGTCATAACTAGTTATTAAAGGTGCTGGATAGACTTCTGTTAAAAGTTCTTCCCAAATAGGGAAAATATTACCACTATAAATATTACCTAAATAATAAGGGTCATGTATAAAAGTTTCTATATCTACAGGGTATTCTTTATATATTTGTTTTCCTTCATATTCCCATTTATATGCAAGTAATGATAAACCTTTTTTATCTAAACCCATTATAAAAGATTTGAGATCTTCCTTCTCTTTAGCAGTAATAGGAAGACCTTCTTCATTATTTGTGAAAGAATCCACTAAATTAATTAGTCTTTGTTGTATAGGAATCAATTAATTCATCCTTATAAATTGTGCTGTTTTAATAAGTTTGCTAAAGAATTTATTTTATTTCTGTCTGTAATATTTCTTACGTTTTTATCATCTTTAGTAGAACCTACAAGTAGATGTTTAGCATATTCTGTTTTTATAGTAAAATTAAGAGCTTTGAAAACACATTCTGTGTGGAATTCTCTTTCTTTTAATAAATTCTTTTGATAGTCTAGTAACTCTTTTACAGACATTTTACCTATTAAATTATGTAGTTCTTTAGTAACTAGGTCATATTCAGCAACGCATTTTTCATCAGACATAATATGACCTTTAGTAGTAGATACTAAATTAGTAATAGAAAGAGGTTCTCTAACACTGTCCAAACTAGTAGACACTGTTTCTTTACTTTCTATAATATCTTTATTCCTTTTTTGTTTATCTTCTTCTGAAGGGATTATTGGGCTAAAATCCATTTTTTTACATTCCCTTATCTGTATTATTAAAATAAGCCCATTTACAGCCACCTGATGTATTTCCCTTTCCTTTACAGACTTCACCTATTCTTGAGGATGACTTTAAATTATAATAAATGCTTGCTTCTTTAATACTCTTAAATACATTTCCATTATCTAAATTAATTACTGATTTTTCTTGTAATCCCGCATATTTTCTTTTTGACTCTTTGCTTCTTTTCTTACCTGAGTTTGATCTACTAATTTTATTTTTAGTAACTTCTGATAATTTCTTACCTTTAAGAGCCTTACTTATGTCCTCTTTAGTTTTTTCTAACATTATATGACCTTTACTAGAATTACTTATTTTTTCTTTTGTTTCTTTAGTAACTATACATCCTTTATGTGCTCTACTTATTTTTTCTTTTGTTTCTTTAGAGTGCCTATAACCTAGATTACTACCTGCAGTGGCTAAAAAATTATAGCACTTATCATGATCTATAGTTCCATCTTGTTTTTTATATTTATTTATTTCTAAATTTTCCCATTTTAATAATTCTTCTTTTAATAATTTTTTGTCTTCTATTTTTTCTATGTATATTACAACTTCAAATTTAAAATTTTCTTCTCCATCCCTTATAAAAGCATTTTGTAAATGTTTATTTTTATGCTTATTTTTCCTAAGCTCATTTAAATGTTGGCTTTTTCTACTTTTAATATTTGCAGAACTTCCTATATACACTTTATTAATATATGTTATTTCATTAGGGGTTAAATTTGTTATTTTATAAATCCCACAATTTGTTTTATTTTCTTTCATAATTAAATCTTACCTTTCTACT